GCAGGCGTACCGTGCGCTGCGCCCCGACTGCCCGACGTGCGACGGCCGCGGTCAGATTCCATGCACATGGTGGCGCTGCACCAACTGCTTCACCTACGGCTGCCCCGACTGCACGGACGGCAAGATGCCGCTGGACAAGTGGGTGGCGCTGCTAGTGGAGACGCTGCGCAGACTGCGAACCGACTTCGTCGCAGACGGGTACCCAACGGTTGCCTACGTGCCGACCATTGATGCCGTGCTCAAGATGGTGCCGAAGTGACCGGCGCAGAGCGAGTCGTGGCCGCCTGGACGGACGAGGGGCGATACCCGCCCTTCCACCGCCAGGCTCAGCAGTTCTTGCGCGAGCGCTGGCCGGCGCTCGCCGGCGCCATCGAGGCGCTGGTGGAGGAGGACGAGACGCGGCCATGAGTACGCCCTACACCACCACTCGGCATCGCTGCGACTTCTGCCCGCGCACCTATGCCTCGAAGTGGCGCGCCCTCCAACACGAGGCGATCTGCTGGCAGAACCCCGCCTCGAAGTCGTGCCCCACCTGCCAGCACTTCACCCCCCGGTCCTGGCCGAAGGATGCGCGATGCGCCCTGGGTATCGCGAACATCACCGTCGACCACCACCCCGATGGCGACGACCACTACGAGAACGAAACCAACTGCTACGCCTGGAGCGGTCCGCGATGACGCCGCTCTATCAGGTGCCGTGGGGTTACGAGTCGCTGGGCCCGTGGATGACCTCGATCGAAGGGTCCGATGGGGCGGTGTCGGTAGTGCTGGTCTACTCGCTCGACGAGGTGACCGAGCGGCTGTTCCCGCACATGGACTCCTCGAAGCAGGCGGTCAGGTTCTTGGCTGTGGATGCCCGAGGGCAGATGGTGTTCGGGTGGGATCGACGCTCGCAGGAGATGGTCGCCACCAAGGAAGTGATGGACAACGGGCTGGCGCGCTTCGACAGGTGCGACGAGTTCGAGGCGTCCATCGCGCTGATGTCAATGTCGGACGCCATTCGGGCGTCCGCTCAACGAAGGGGGCTCGCGTGAGTTCGATCTGTGCAGCAACGAAGTGGGCGACGAACGCCGAGATGATCCTCGACGTCGTGGAGCTGGGGTACATCAAGCCCAGCGACTCGGTGATCGACCTCACCTTCGGGCGAGGGAAGTGGTGGTCGAAGTACGACCACCCTGGCCAGTTCGTCGGCAACATTGACCCCGACCTCGACTTCGAGGCTCAGACTGAGGTGGAGCGCATGATCTGCGCCCTGCCGTTCGGCTTCGCGGCGAAGGTTGATTACCGCCACATCCGCAGCGACGGGTGGGACGACTCGTTCGACGTCGTTGTGTTCGACCCGCCGTACGTGAGCATGGGTGGTCGGGCGACTTCCACGCTGCCGGACTTCATGGACCGCTTCGGACTAGAGAACGCCGCCAGCACCCCTGAGCTACTGCAGGCCGACAACGAGCGTGGCCTCGCCGAAGCGTTCCGCATCTGCAAGCCGGGCGGGTTGGTGCTCGCCAAGTGCGCCCCGTACATCTCGTCGGGCGTGCGCAAGGAAGGCGACTGGTGGACGCGCGACGCCGCCCTGGAGTTGGGATTCGAGATCCACGACATGCTCATCCACCTTGGCGACGTGCGGGCCCAGCCGAAGGACAACCCGTGCAAGAAGTGCGAGGGGAAGGGCTGGGCGCCGGAGTTCCAGACCAACAATGACCCCGAAGGTGGATGCACGAAGTGCGACGGGACTGGCCGCATCCCCCGGAAGGTGAAGCACGCCCGCAACAACTTCAGTGTCCTGTTTGTCCTCCGGCGTCCCCCCGTCAGGAAGCGACGGGCTAAGGTTTCCTCATGAGCGACGACCAGCATCGCATCGCGCAGGCCGCGCAGGCGTATCGCGAACAGCAGGCCCCGGCACGGGCGGCCGAGGCCGACCAGCGAGCGACGGCAGCGCTGCGGTTCATCCAGCAGCACGTCACCGAGCACGGCTACCCGCCGTCACGGGCCGAGATCGCCCAGCATCTCGGCGGGCTCGCCCCGTCGACCGCTCAGCTGGTGATCGAGCACCTGAAGTCGAAGGGGCTGGTCGTTGTGCGGCCCGCTTCCCCTCGGGCGATCACCATCACCGAGGCCGGCATGAAGGCCATGACGGAGGGGCTGTGAACGACCCGCTGCTCGGCCCGTTCGGTGCGCTGCTCAGCATGAGCGCCTACACCACTCAGATGCGAAGCGTGTTCAGCCCGATCCTGCAGGCGGCAGCCGAGCATCGGGCCGAATGCGAGGCGGCCGGGTTCTCTCCGACCGTCGCCGAGGAGATGGCCTCAACCTTCTACCGGTCCCTGGTGGCGATCTTCCTTCACCGGCTGACGAAGGAAGTGGCGGCATGACCGAGGACGAACTGGTCAAGGCGGTCGTTCACTTCGGTGAGCTGTGCCGGCAGGATTCGGACATCGCGATGATGCGCAACATCATCCTCACCAACGGCGGGCACGGGTCGATCGGCCACTTCTGCCGGGCCGACCCGCAAGGGTTCATCGACCTGTACGACTCGGCCCTGGCAATGGTCGGGCTCGACTCCAAGTTCGACCAGTACATCGAGATGCGTGACGCCGCCCACGCGAAGGAGGAGTGATGGCGTACGCGTGGCGACGGTTCCGGTCGTGGCTGTACTGGCGGCAGTTCCCGAAGGCCGGGCGCACCGTCACCGAGCAGCACGCGTTTGCTGTCCGACATCTCCCAAACGCTTCGCGTGGCCTGTGGGCCGAGGGTGGCGGCAGGTGATCGTCCGTCTGACCACCGGCCGGGAGGGGGCGGTTCGGCTCGCCGTGATGGACGATCCAGACGTGCTGGCCGCCATTACATACGATCGACAGGAGAACGGCGCACGAGTTGACGTTTACGCCCCGTATGCGGCCTGGCTGGCGGTGCGGGAGGCGTTGATGGACCGAGCGTTCACCAACAGGGGCTACCGGGCCAAGGGGGTGCCCTCAACGGTTCAGGCCGCCATCCGGGACGTGAGCCAGGCGATCGGCTTCATCGACCGCCACCCTGCCCTGCGCGGCTCCGGCACGCTCGGCCATCATCCGCTCGTGCTGCACGTGTGGCGACTCCCACAAGCCGACAGTCTCGGCCGGGTCTTCACCCCGTACCCGATCCCCGGTGGCGAGTTCGTCGTACTGAAGCCGACCTGGCATTCCGGCGCCGGTCGGGCCCGCACAACAACGTGGGGCCCTGACGGGATCTCACCCGGCCATGATCGACTGGCCGAGGAGATGGTTCATCAAAGCATCTGGCGAGAGCGACTCGCCCAGCTCAGGAACGTAGATGTCCACACCCCTGGCACCGACCAGCTCTAGCGCACCGTAGGCAGCAGTGTCGATGCGGTCGTCGTGCTTCGGGAGTCGGCCGTCCTGCATCATGCGGACGTGCTCGTCCTTGAACCCCTTCACGTCCCAGGCGACCGAGCCCTCCTCGGGGAGCATCGCCCGGTTGTTCTGCTGCTCCGACGACCACAGCGTTGCGCGTGAGCGCTTGTCGCCCTCGGCCTTGGCTGCTTCGACGTTGTAGCCGGGGAGCAACTTCTGGATCGCGGCAACGGTCGACTTGCCGGCGCCGCCCTTCTCCTCCTCCACGAGGATCTTGCACCCGTACCCGTCGACCGCCGCGGTGGCCACCACCTTGTTCAACACCTGGCCCGAGGCATGGCGGAACCGTTCGACGTCGATCACCCACAGCCTGCCCTGAGCGACGCCCATCTTCGTGCCGACGGTCCAGTCGCCGCCGCCCTCGGTGCCGGCCAAGTCCCACACCCGCACGAGCTGATCCATCTCGGGTCGCTCGTCGGGCTTGTAGTACCGCCAGTTCTCGCGGTGGAACATCGAGCCTTCGGCCGAGAACGGGCGCTGCTGGTACAGGCTTGCCCAGGTCATCGGGTCCGACATGCCGGCCTTGACGAGCGAGAAGAAGTCCTCCGGTGCTCGGCCGGGGATGCGGCTGAAGCGGCAGTCGAGCACCTCGCCGAACTTGCGGCCCAGCCGGTCGGTCCACACCTCCAGTTCCTCGGGGGTGAGTTCGCCTTCGAGTTCCTCGTTGGGCTCAGCGAACGCCGGCAGGGAGATCACCTCCCACTGGGGGCCGATGTAGTTCGGCTGGTTCATCTCGTTGATGAGCGCACCGGAGAGGTCGTCCTCGGCCCAGCGGGTTGCGACGATGATGACGGTGCCGCCGGGCTGCAGGCGGGACTTGATGGTGCCCTGCCATTCGGCGAGGTGGCCCTTCTTCGCAGCGTCCGAGCGGGCTTCCTCGGCGTTCTTGATGAGGTCGTCGATGATGATGACGTCGCCCGGCTTGCCGGTGATGAGACCACCGACGCCGACCGAGAGCATCCCGCCGCGGTGGCCGAGGATGCCCCACTCGCCGATCTTGTTGCGGTCGGGGTCGATCGACACGCCGAACAACTCCTGGCCCCAGCGCGCATGGAGGGCCCGCACGTCCTTGGATCGAGCCTCGGAGAAGTCGCCCGAGTACGAGATGTACATGCACGCCTTGTCGGGCTTCATGCCGGTGATCCAGAACGGCAGCAGCGTGCCGATGTACGACGACTTGCCGACCTGGGGTGGCAGGTTGACGATCACGTACCGTTCGTGGGTCTCGTCGAGGATCGCGTCAAGGACGCGCTGCTCCACGTACTGCACCCACGGGTAGGGAATCCAGTCAGCCCCCCAAAACTCGCGGCCGATGTCCATGCCGACAAGCGACGGCAGGGCCATCCGTCGCAGGTGGTCGACCTCGGCCGACTCAGTCGGTGACATCATCCGACGTCGCTTCCGTGGCCGTCGACTCGATGGCCAACCTCTGCAGGTCGGCGACCGACCGCTCGCCGAGTAGGGCCAGCGCCCCCTGCTTCACGGAGTGGATGACGCCGACCTGGATGGTGGCGTCGTGGTGGACTTCGATGCGCTTCACGTCGCGCCAGCGGTCCGGCTCGCGGTTGAACAGCCACATCTGGATGGCTGCCATGTTGCCTCGGCGGGCCACCTGATACAGCTTCTTCTCGATGTTGCCGTCGGCGAGGCGCTGGGCGAAGGTGACCATCTCGCGGAAGCCCTTGTCGGCCAGCAGGCCGCGAATCTTCGCCGGCGTCCAGCCAACCTCGATACCGGCGTTTAGCTCGCTGGTGCCGCATGAGACCTTGTCGAGGAACTCGACGCGCTTCGTCATCTCCTCGAAGGTCTCGTTGACCCACACCTCGCCGCCGATGGCGCGGATGTGATCGAGGAGCCCGTCATCGAGATCCTCGTCATCGTCGTCCTCGGGTTCGGGCGCGCCGTTGGGGTTCACGATGGGTCCGAGACCTGCCCGACGGTCATGGCCAGCATCGCCACGGCGAGCCACTGCAGCCAGGGGAGCGGGACTGAGGTGAACTGGTCGACCGAGGCGACGACGCCGGCCGAGATCCAGATGGTGAGACACCAGTAACAGGTGACCAGCTCGTGCAGCTTGCGGGCGAACGCCGTCTCCGACGAGAGCAGGCGGGTGTGGAGCGAGATGCGCCACTCCACGATCAGCCCATCGTCAACGAGGAAGCGCGCCACCCGGAAGGTGACCAGGGCCATCAGCACGGTCAGCCACACGACGCGCACTTCTCCTCACGGATCTGGATCGTCACCTTGGCCTCGGACTCGGGGACGTGGACTTCGTTGCGAAGCGTCATAGAGATGCCGGTGAGTTCGATGTGGCCGACACGCTCGATCAGTTCAGCATCCTTGAGCGTGTCGAAGAACGCCCATTGGCGCTTCTCATCATCCCAGTGGTACAGCTTGGCGGTGTTGCCGTTCTGTGTGACCTTGAAGAAGCCGGCCTGGGGACCATCGTCGACGATGTGGCCGGTGATGTGGAGGCGGGCGGGACCGATGACGGGAGGGAACTTGGGCATGGCCGCATGTTATACCGGTTCGGCCCCGGCGTCGACTGCTCGGGAGTTGCGGACCGCCACCTGCACGGGCTCGCCGGCGACCTCGGCGGCGTCGATCAAGGTGACCGCTTCGTCGGTGGTCATCGCGGCCTGCAGTCCGCGCAGGTGGGTGATCCTCATCGCCCACGTACCGGCCTGCATCATGCCGCGGATCGCGTGGCGGGCACAGTCCCACTGGGCCGGACAGCGGTAGCAGTAGATGAGCGCCATCTTCGTCAGCTCGCTGCCTCGCACCGGACTGCCGGCGACGGTGACGACGCTGGTGGAGGAGACGTGCCACGGGGTCGGCCTGTGAGTCTCATCGCCGTCGCCGTAGTCCCAGTTGCGGCAGTTCCCCCGGTCCATCCACGTGGTGTCGAGCCCTATGGCCGCGGCGATGAGCACGCCGAACTCCTCCACCCAGTCGAACGTCTGATCGCATGTCGCCACAGCGCATAAGATACGGGTGATGAGCGACGAACCAGTGGACCCCCGCACGCTGAAGCTGCGCAAGGCGATGATGTACGCCGACAGCTACGGGATGACTCGGGACGAACGGATCAGCCTGTCCGAGATTGTCCTGCGCCGCGACATCACCTCATGGACGCAACTGTCCGAGGCTCAGCTCGGCCGGATGCTCGACGTGTTCGAGGGCCACGCCCTCGTCGCCCACATGCTGTCGGAGCGTCAGCCGAGCAGATCGACGACGGCCTGATCGCACAGGCCGGTCGTGGGTAGGTTCTCCAGGTTGAGGCGCACTTCCTTGGCGTAGGCCGAGGCGTTGGCGAGGTCGCTGCGGTTGAACAGCTTCTCGTCCTTTGAGCCGCGACCGACAACGATGACCGAGGTGGCCGCGTGGGCGCCGGCGTGCGCAGAGGTGCAGTCGGGGTAGCCGGCCAGCGAGTACACCCCACCCTGGCCGGGCCGACCTGCCGACACCGCCGACACTCGGACCCGCTTGACGCCACCACGGCAGGATGAACACCCCATGAGCTACTCCAACATCGCTGAGGTTCGGACCTGTGCCCGAGCACCACTGAGTGCCAAGGTTAGCGGATCGCCCTGCGGGAGTCGCTCCTCGGCGCGCGCCACCAGTTCGAGCAAGTCGTCGAGGGCGGTTGCCTCAACGATGGCGTATCGAACCAGGGTGTCCATGGGACATATCATGGCACGGCCGCAAGCGGTGCGCAAACGATTCCCTGACCCGATCGGAGTGGACGGGTGGGCTCCTAGATCAGCATCAGCCTGAACAGCGCCGAGCCAGAGTTGTTCATGCTGTACAGCCACGCCACAGCACCGCCCGAACCGGGGAGTTCCTTCACCCACGCCTTGTCGCCGATGACGGCAGCACCATCCGGGTACAGGTTCGTCGACAGCGGCTCCAACATGTTGCCGCGCACCGAGTACTTGAAGTAGCGGACCGGGTTGCCAGCCGACGACTCCTTGCGAATGAAGATGTAGCGGCCGTAGCAGCCGTAACCGGACCCGGCGTTGAATGTCTCGGCGATGGGGCCGTACGCGGTCACCGCCGACCAGGCGTTCAGGGCGATGTCGTAACGGTCCAGCAGGGTGCCGGTGCCGCGAAAGCTGTAGATGTAGCGACCGTCCCTGATGTCGGTCTCCGACGCCCAGTTCGGGTCGCCGGTGAGCTGCACCCAGTTCGCGCTCATCCCCGCCACTGGGGCGGCGCCACGAGCGACGCCGGGGGCCAGGGTCGTCCACGTTGCTGCGGAGATCGAGTAGCGGTACATGGCCACAGCGTTGTTGCCCAGGAAGTACAGGTAGTCGTCGTTGCCTTCGATCGAGTAGGTCGACGTCGCATCCGGCGTGGTCGTCCAGGCGGCCGACACGGTGATCGCGTTGTTGGTGTTGCTGGAGATCGTGCGAACCTGGCCGGCGCCGACCCCGCCGGTGATCCTGATCTGCGAGTTCGCCCACTGGTTCACCGTCCACGCCTTGATCGAGTTCGACAGCGTCGTACTCGTCGCCGACGTCGCTGTCCCGGTCGCGATCGACACATGTGACGGCGTGGAGACCAGCTTGCCGTCCGTACCGATCGTCGGTAGGCCGGTCTGCGTCAGGGTCGCCCACGTCATTGTCAACGGGTCGAACTCGCGGAACGAACCCGCAGCCGGGGCGCCGGCGTTCACGACGAAAAACCTGCCGACCTCCACGACGAACGTGTCGAGGTTGGCCACAGCGTTCGGAAGCGGGGTATCGAGCTGGATCACTGCGGTGCCGGCGACCGGGCTCAACAGCACGCTGGTCACGGTGCGCTCCAAGCCGACGTTGCCGGCGGTGCCGCTCAGGAAGCGAATCGTCCGGCCGATGCACAGGCTGTTGATCGCGGTCGCCAGCGTGATCGTCGACGTCGTCCCGCCGTTGGCGGTGAGCGTCCTCGACCAACGGCCCCGAGCACCACACGCGCCAGCACCGAACGTCCCACCCAGGGCGGCCGACGGCAGCTGCACCCAGGCATCCTCGTCGTGGTGGTACAAGTACTGCACGGTGGCCGACGTGACGAGCATGGCCAGGTTGCCCTGGTCGTTGGGGTCGTTCACGATGAACGCCCCGGCCACCGACGCGACCGGCGCCGGGGTCATGAACTGCCACTCCTTGCGATGCAGGACAGGCGTGGGCGGGGTGACGGTCATGGCTGGTCCTTACGGCGTGACGACGACGACGGCGACGTTGGCGAGATGGGCGAGGGTGTTCTGTGCGGCGGGGACGACCTGCTGTGTGGGCTGGCCGCCATTGGCTGCCTGGTTCGCCAGCGAGGTGACCGTGCTCACGGTGGTGAGGGTGCCTGTGACCGTGACGGCGTGCGTGTTCGTGACGCTGACGCGCAGCGAACCGTTCGTCTCGCGGACGGCCGACAGCACACCCACGTGCTGCATGAAGGCGCTGAGGAGTTCGAGGAGGTCGTTCTGGTCGAGCTGTGTTTCCTCCAGGGCCAGATCCCCGAAGGCGTTCTTGACTACCATCACACACCATCCTCGTAGAAGACTTGCAAGTCCCCGTCAGTGGTATCAAACCATACCCAGGGGGTCGTTGCAGTGGGCTGGGTGCCGCCGACGTAGATCGGGTGACCTTCCGTGGGGCCGGGGATGCCCTGCGGTCCCTCATCGCCCTGCGGACCCTGCGCGCCGGCTGGACCAGTCGGACCCTCTACGCCGGTCGGGCCAGCAGGGCCCTGTGGGCCGACGTCGCCCTGTGGGCCGACGTCGCCTTGTGGGCCTTGCGGGCCGGTCGCGCCCTGCGGACCGGTCGGCCCCTCATCACCCTGCGGACCCTGCGCGCCGGCTGGACCCTGCGGCCCGGTTGGTCCTTCGTCGCCCTGTGGTCCTTGCACGCCTGCCGGCCCGGCCGGACCCTGAGGTCCGACATCACCCTGCGGTCCGGTCGGCCCCTCTGGACCTGTCTCGCCTTGCGGGCCTGTGGCTCCGACCGCGCCCTGCGCACCCTGCGGACCGGTCGCGCCCTGCGGGCCTTGCGGGCCGGTCGGTCCTGGCACCGTGGAGTCGGCGCCGGGCTCACCCTGAATGCCCTGCGGGCCGGTGACGGCCTCCTCGATCACGGTGACGCGACGCTCAGGAAACGCCTCGACGTCACCGTTGGTGACGACCACCACCCGGAGCGCCGACGAAGGCTTGGCGTCGACGACGACGCGCCGGGAGGTCACACCGTCACATCCAGGTCGATGTCGACCGGCCCCTCGAACAAGGTGGAGACGACGCCGCCCGCGTTCTCCTCGAAGTCGTACCAGGCGCTCCTGCGGGCCTGCAGGGCGCGAGTCTGTGCTGGCGACAGGGAGGCCGTGACCTCGATGTTGGTGGTGACCTGCACGGCAGGCAGGACGCTCGTGATGGCGAGAGGATCTCCGGCCGCCCCCTTGGAGGCGCGCAGATGACACCGGTACGTCGCCGCCCCGTTGACCGTTCCAGGCCACACGAAGGTGATCGTCTCGGTGTCCCCGGTCTTCACCGGCCACGGCACCTTCACGGCCATCGGACTACTTCTCTCGCACCCGAGGGGTGTTCGACGCGGCCACGGCGTTCGAGCCGATGCCGAGCACCCAGGCGAACACTTCGAGGATCAGCGGCAGACTCTCCTCCGACGTCACCTTGTAGAAGACGAGCAGCGGCAGGAGCGCGGTGCCGACGCGGTACAGGAGGGAGCGCACCGGCAGCGGGATGCGCTGCAGCTTCGTGGCGACCGGGGCCAGGATCTTGTGGATGAAGTTCATCATGGGGTGTCTCCAGTGCGGGTGCGCTCCAGCGGGGAGCGGGTTGGGGTGGCGAGGGCGATGTTGGGCTGGACTCGCTTGATGGTCTCGATGACGGCGTCGAGGATCTTCTGAGCGAAGCTGTCGGTGAACACCTCCAGCTTCCCTTCCAGCTTGGCGCGCTCCAGGCGTTCGGTCTGCAGCTCCTTGTGCAAGTCGTCGTTGGCGAGCCTCAGTTCGGCGTTCGCCTTGGAGAGCACGTCGAGCGACCGTTCCATGGTCTGCTGCGACTGCTCGATGCCCTTCTGGCGGATGACGGCAATGGCCGCGGCGACGGTGCCGACGAAGCCAAGGATGGCGAGGAGTGCCGCCACGAAGCCCGGGATGTTGACCACCACGATCAGCCCGCCGCTTGCAGGTCGACGATGAGGTGACAGCCCTGAGTGGGCTGCAGTCGCAACGTACCCTCGTCGAGGTCGACTCGTGCCCGGTTGGCGATCGTCACCCCAGCCTGGAAGCTGACGTTCGAGGTCGGCGGCTTCGGGTTCTCGCCCCACGCGACGAGGTAGCCTTCGCCGTCGGGGCGGACCACGGTGATGTTGACGTCGACGACGTTCGCGAAGATCGGGATCTTCACGATCTCGCCAGCCTTGATGCGGGCCCGACCGGGATCTCGGCTGTCGTAGAGGCGGATGGGGGCGGGAAGGGTCTTCATGTCGTCCTCGTGCTCTGGTTGCGGTGGTTGTGCCATGGCGTTGGCTACGTCGGCGCGGAACGCGCCCATGTCCCACTTGCTCATGCCGGCGTACCTCGACGGGCCGAACGGGTCGATCTTGCGCGTTGGCGCCCACTCGAAGTGGGCGAACACGTCGGCGGGCTGCAAGTCGTAACCCCTGCACAGCGCTGCACAGAGGCGCACGTACGCGTCCTGCTGTGGCTGCGGCCACGGCTCGCCCGTGCCGGCGTTCGCGGCTTCGATGGCGATGGCGTAGCTGTTGCCGCGGTCCTTGGGGATGGTGCCGCGGCTGGTGGTCAGTGGTCCGCCGAGGCCCTGGCAGTTCGTCTGTCCGGCAGCTCCGACGGTCACGCTGCCGTCGCGGGCGAGATGGATCGCCCCGATGGGGCGTAGCGGGGCGTTGTCCCACATGTACTTGCAGTCGTTCGGTGCGTCGCCCTTGCCGGCGGTGTGATGCACGGCGATGCCGAAGATGCCGTCGTAGCCGCCGCGCTTGTTCGACCGGGTTTCCCAACCGGGCCAGGTGGTGACGTTGAGCCCGGCCGCTGCGATCACGTCGGGTAGGTCGGTGAGCCAGATAGTTCCCATGTCGACACCTTAGGCGAATCCCCGGCCGTACAGCCGGAAGGTGTCGAACTGTGCTGGAGCGACAGGGATCGTCGAGGTGACGTTGACCCACTGGACGTAGTCGAGTCCGGCGGCTGCGCCGTTGTAACGCAACGCCTGCACGGCCTGTGTGGCGTTGCTCAGGTGACGCAGGCGCAGGCTGTACTCGACTGACGAGCCAGCGTCAACCATGTGGCCCCCCGAGGTCGAACCAGCGAGGATGTCGGTGGCTCCGATGCCGGAGCCGGCCACGTTCACGTTGGCGAGCGTTGCCGGCGTGGACACGGTCATCGGGCCGGCCCCAGCGGTGGTCGTTGACCCCCACACGACGATGATGATCCACTCCCACATCTTGTCGGGATGCACGCGCGCCAGGCCGCCGATGACACCATTGCCGATGGCGTAACCGGTTCCGCTGAGGGTGGGGGTCCACGTCGCCCAGCCGTCGACATCGGTGATGATGCGCCACTCGGTGCCCGTGTAGACGAGGAGCTGATTGAGGTCGAGATCCCATATCACCTTCCCCTCGTAGAGGTCGGCGCCGGTCGGGTACGAGCCGGTGTTGTAGACGCCGACTCGACCAATCGAGCTGTCGATCGCAGGTGTGCAGGGGGACATGGGTTCGACCCTAGCAGTCGACCCTCGCTGGAGTCTGCGTCAGTAGGGTGCGGCGCGGTACAGGACGCCGAAGCTGATCCGGCCGCCGGACACCCACACCCATGGCGCCGCAGCCCCGACGACCGTGTCGGCGCCTGTTGGGTAGGCGGCCGAATATCGGCAGGTCATGTACTGCAGTCCGGCCCCGACCAACAGGCCCGAGAACTCGCCCGTGTTGCCGCCCTGGGCGCAACGCCAGCGACCAACAGCGATGTCGGCACCAGCCTCGGTCGTGTCGGCTCCGATGATCGGCAGGCCGATACGGTACTGGCCAGTGCCGGCGGCCATGCCCGCCCCGAAGGTGATGTCGCCGAGCGCGTGCACCATGTCGCCGTAGCGGGCGTAGGTGCCCTTCAGCGTGCCGGCACCGACAGACGGGTCGACGCTGGAGGCGGTGAGGGTCACCGTGTATTCGTTGTACGTACCATCCGAGACGTTGCGCTCCAGCGCTGCGAGGCGATTGCGCATCGAGTTCAGCTCGTTGCGAAGCGCGAAGGATTCAAGCTGGGGGGCCATCAGGACGACAGCTCCGCCCACGGCGTGAAGTGCGCCTGAATGCTCTCGTCGAACCCGTCATCGGTGGCGGCGACCCGAACATCGAGCTGCACGAGCCGCACAAGTTCGATGTTCGGGGTGAACTCCAGCGCCGGCGCGCCCATGCGCGGGTCCGTCGGTCGGGTGACGGGAAGGTGAGTCCAGCAGTCGTCGTCGAAGCCCCACTTCGCAACCAGCCCCGGGCGCACGCCGGCGAGCCCATCAAGCCCCGGGCGGAACGGACCACTGCCGGACACCTCGGGCATCGAGCCAAACTCGGGCGTGAGATGCACTGCCTCCAGAGTGACGACCGGAGCCAGTGCGGCGACGGCGGACACGTGGCCTCCGAGCATCTGAGCCTCCAGATTCCAGCGCGGGTCGGGCTGCACGGCGGCCTGCAGGTGGAAGTGTTCGGAGTAGTTGGTGAGACCGTCCGGCAGTGGCGTGATGCGGACGTTGTTGACGCGCTGGAATCCTCCGGGGCCAGCAGCGGAACCGACGGCAAACACGTCCGTGGCCACGCCGAGGCAGTCCACCACGACCTTCGGGATGCCGAAGACGGTGTGGTTGTTGATGATCGGACGGGCCGTGTCGACGAACCCGAGCCCATTCTCCTGGGCGAGCCCGTAGGCGCCGTAGTGGACGCGCTCCGGGCCACACGAGAAGGTCTCGCCGGCCTCGGCCGCCAGCTCCGTCATCGCCTCCAGCAGGTACTTCATCTGCGAGATCGCGTAGGTGCGGTCGACGACGTAGGGGAACCCGGCCGCGTATTCGGCGTACTCCGGGAACGAGGCTGGGTCGATCGTCGACCACGGCACCGTGGTTCCGAGCCCGCCCGAGATGTCGGTCACGAGTTGCGAGATGACCTCCTGCCAGTTGACCGCGGCAAAGGTGCGGTTGGTGTAGATGAACTCCTTCATCGCGAAGGCCAGGAGATCCCGGGCTGCAATCTGTACGCGCCCGTCGTCGAGAACTCGCCACCCGACGATCGGGCCACCCCACTGCCGGCGGCCGTTGCGGTAGATCGCGATCGACTGGTCCCACCCGCGAAGCGGGTACGGGCAACACCCCGGGCCGTACGCGTCCAGAGCGAGGGTGACCGACGCCTCGGACACGGCGGACTCCACGCGCCCCCAGGTCAGCTCGGAGAACTCCAGGTCGGAGAGACGCCGCTGGACCGCAACCGTGCCGATGGTGGAGGAGTCCTCCAGTACCACCTCGTAGTCGTCGGCGCAGCCGATCGTGGTCACGAGCACCCCGATCGGGTCATGGCTTGGATGGTGACGGACCACGAGGTCGCCAGGCGGGTCCAGTCGAGTTCGAGGAGTGCCGGCTCCACGACGACGGTGCCGCCCGAGCACGGGCCGAAGGTGACCGACTTTGAGCCGTCGAAGCCGGGGTCGAAGTTGTAGTTCGGGCCGATGAACTGGCCGCCGTTGACCCACTCGCGGTCGCCGTGCAGGTCTCGCGCCTGCGCCGCGCCGCTGGCTGCGTCGATCACCATCTCGTAGCCGCTCGGCAGTTCGTGGATCGTGAACAGTCCGACCCGACGCGCCTCGAACGGCAGCCCGGGCCCGTCCAGCAGCCCGAAGATCCTCATCGTCGGCAGCACCATGCGGTCGACGCCGTCGAGTGCCAGTGGTGACGTGAATGTGACCACCGGTGAGGTGAGGCCGATGTCGACCGCGTCGACGGCGGAGGTGGCGCGCACCGAGTTGCCGACCCACTGCGTCAGTGGCGCGGTGCTGTAGGGGAACGACAATCCCACCGGCATTGAGGCGGGCACGAACGAGTGGTCGGAGTCCGCCGCCGTGGGGGGGACTCGGTACAGGCAGGGGTTGCCGACGGCGAGCGTCACGGACAGGCGGCGCACGTAGCAGCCGAGTTCGACGATCGGCGGGTCGACCCACTCGGGGCCGGAGAGCAGCGCCACGTTCTCGGCACGCAGCAGACCCTCCTCCAGGTCCGCATCGGTCTCGCCGGCCGGGCAGTGCTCGCGCAGCCACATCGACACCTTGGCGCACGGCGAGCAGGTGGCGAGCAGCAGGGTCTCCAACCACCGGAACAGGTAGGTCAGGCCGCGTTCGCTGGTCCCATGCACCAACACGTTGAGGGCCATGGTCCGGTGTCGGTGGGACTGACGGCCGAACAGAGCACCGCCGGGCCTGTTCGCCAGCGGGTTGACGGTGCGAGTGTTGCTCGCGCCGTCGATGCCGGTCCACTCCTCGATCGTGAAGCCGAGCGCCTCGGTCGCCGCCGGCGTACCGGAGCCGACCCAGGGGTCCGCTTCGGGGATTGGCACCCACTCAGTGACGGTGCCATCGGCGGCCATCGCGCACGGAGCGAAGGCGAGTCCGTCGCAGCCGGCGAACTCCTCCACGTTGCCCACCCAGGCGCCCACCCCTTCGAGGTTCTGCGCGGTGCGGTACTCGTTGATGACTTCGGACGGGTTGCCGTACGCGTCCCCCAGGTAGAGGAAGCCGACGTGATGGGTCATGGCGCCACTCTAGTGGAACAGCAGCGACGCCTGCCGGTTCGCCACAGCGAGAGCGTTCGCCTCGGGGTCGCCGGACGGCAGGTAGATGTGGTTGACGATCGAGCCGCCCTCCAGCCGACCCTGGCGGTTGCCGGGGCCCGACGGCGACGGCGGCTGCGGGGCCGAGGTGGGGAGCGAGTTCTGCTCGTTGTCCGAAGCCCCGATGGTGATGTCGTTCAACTGCTGCACGAAGTCGGAGAGCGCATCGTTCGAGAGGCCGAGTGCGTCCGCCAGCGCGTTGACCTCGTCGCCAGAGAACCCCAGCTTCACCGCGGACGCGATGAGGGCGTCGACCTGCTTGCGGATCTCCTCCGTCACCGCAGAGGCGTCCTGTCCCTGGCCGAGCATGGTCTCGCCGAGTTCGGCGATCGCATCGAAGGCGCCGGTCAGTGCAGCGAGGTTCGAGGCACCGATGACGTCGCTCGCGTTCAGGCTGAACAGCGACTCGCCAAGGATGTTCTTGTCGGCTGCAGTCAGCTCGCTGGACTTCTTGCCGCCGACGTCGAAGACGGTGCGCAAGTTCGAGTCGAAGGTGCTGAGGAACGACTGCACCGCGGTCGTGACGCCCGACTGCGAGCCGGTCAGCGCCGACCCCAGGTTGAGCGGCGAGCCCGACCCAGCCAGGGCGCCGAACAGTCCCGCGCCGGCCTCGCGCAGGGCGTCGGCCACCTTGGAGCCACCCGCCCGCGCAGCGAGGAGGGCGGTGTCGATGGCGCCCGTGATGGCGGCAGTGACATCGTTGGTGGAGTCCTGCACGCCGAGCACGAGGCCGTCGCCGATGAAGCGGCCGATGTCGCGAAACACCTTCGACGGCGACGAGATCCCGAGGATCAGGCGCGTTTCGCTGTTGACCGCTCGCGCCAGCGCCCGGGCCGCCGCTCGGGCTTCGGAGGTCTTTCCCTCGATGCCGTTGATGAGGCCCACCACGGTCTCGGTGCCGGCCGTCTCCATCTTGCCGCGCGACGACCCCGCGTACTCGTCGGAGAATGTGGAGGCGGCCGACCGGGCAACGAGGAGCGCCGCGGCCTCGTCGAACGTGAATGGCGGCAGTGGCAGCCCAACAGCGTCGACGCGCTGGTTGTTGGTGATGAAGTCCTGCACCTGTTGCACGGTGAGCCCGGCATTGACCAAGGCTTCGGCCTCGTTGAAGGTCAGCTTCAGTTCGGGTGGCGCAGCATCGAGCACGGCCTGCGCCTGGTTGGCGGCGTCGATGCCCGCCTGAGCGAGGACCACGTTGTCGAACTGCACGGCCAGCTTCGGCACCTGACCTTCAGCGAACGCCTTCAGGACGGCGCGCTGCCCTTCGGGGGCCGAGTTGACGTACGCGTCGATGAGCGGCTGCACGGCGGCGAGGGCGGAAGCCTCGTCGATGACAATGCCGTCCTTCACGCCCTGCTCGATCGTCCGGGCGAGCAGTTCTCCGAACTGGCCGCTGATGAGCGCCGACTGAGCGGCCCCGGCGATCGGATCGTTGGCGGCGCTCACCCGCTGCTGGCCGAGACCGGCAGCCTGGACGATGCCCTCGTTGACGAGTCGGCCGAAGTCACCACCTGCGGCGTCAGGGTTGAGGAAGTTGGCCCACTGCGAGGTGATGCCGGACAACACGGTGGAGAACTCCCCGAGACGCTCCTCCACCGTGTCGATCGCTCCGACCGGGTCCGTGGTGTCGAAGCCCGAGAAGCCCGCCTTCGCCGACGCGTTGATGCTGTCGAGTGTGGCCTTGGTGATCTTCGCGCCCCGCTCGATGTCGCCGGCCGTGTTGGCGACATCGGCAAGGAAGTCAGCGTTGTCGCGCAGTAGGGTGGCGAAGGGGGAGCGATCGAAGTGGCTGGGCAGGCCGCCGGCGTCGATGAAGTCGCTCGCCGCCGCGCTGAGTAGGTCGCCGAACCCGTCACCGGACTGCAGGCCGAGGACCAGCTTGCGCACCTTGGCTGCGTCGGCGCCGAACCGGGTCGCGAACTCGTCGGAGGACGCCGCGGCGTCGAGGAACGACGAGCGCAGCTTCGCCTTCATCTGGTCGAGGTCGCCACCCGACTGAATGATGGGCAGGATGTTGTCCTGGAACGACAGGCCCAGCTTCGCGAACAGAGCCACGCCATCGTCGCCGAGTTCCTTCTCGAAGGTGCCCAACACCGAATCCAGCCCGGCCACGTCGCCGAAGTTCAGCAAGCCCAACCGCAGCCGGTCGACGTTGATGGCACCCGACTCGATCGCCGCGTTGAGTTCCTGCTTCAGCGCGTCCGTCAGCACCTTCACCGACTCGCGGAACTTCTTCGCCGCGGCACCGGCCTGACCGAACGCGGTGCCGATCAGCGAGGCGCCGGCGGCGACAGCGCCGACAACCGGGCCACCCTCGACAAGGCCGGTGAGCCCTGCCGTGAGCGCGCTGAACGCACCGCTGCCACCACGCTCGCCCTCGGCCTCGCCGACGACGAACCCGCCAACGGCGGCGAGGCCAACCTGGGCGCCCTTCTGCAGCGCCCGTCCAAATGCCTGGCCGACGCTGATGCCCTGCGACTGGGCGAACAGCTTCAACGAGTCGAAGGCGGTGCGAACGCCGCCGACGATCTGGCTGCCGCCAGCCCGCAGACCCGAGGACAGAGCTGAGAGGAAACTTTGCGAGCCCTGCGAACCGAACTGGTTGAACAGCCCGGACTTACCGGCAGCCACGAGCGGCGCGGTCAGCAGGCCACCGACACCCCTGAGCGCGGTGCCGAGTCCACCGAGGCCGAGGCGCGTGGTGGTGATGCCCTGGGTGAAGGCGTCGCGCCAGCGGAGCACCCGCAACTGCGAGTCGGTGATGTCGGCCGACAGTCGCTTCACCTGAGCGCGAGCCGCGTCGATCGTCCCGGGCTTGACGAGCTGCAGGTTGCCGCCAAGGATGCGGGTCTGGCTGGCGAGCTGGTTGAGTTCCTTGGCTTCGGCGCGGTAGAGCCCCTTGATCTGCGACTCGATGGCGCCGTTGGCGCCCCCGAACACCGTCGCCAGCGTCGAACGCGACAGGCTGGACTTCACTCCACCGAGGAAACCACCGCCAGCAGCCTCGCCAGCCCCCGTAAACGACCGCACGAGCCGCGAGATGAGCGGAGTGAGGGCAATGGCCCCGAGGACCACAAGCGGGTTCGAGAGCGCCGCCTGCAGGCCGGACAGCAGAGCGTTGCCGATCAGTCCGGCCAGCTCGGGGATGTTGGCGATCACCCCACGGCCGAAGCCCTCAACGAACCGGGCGGCGACGATCACGGCTGCCGCGGCGATACCGGCGAGAGCCTTCACGAAGATGGGGCTCGACACGATCGAACCGATAATGCGGCCGACCTCCTCCACGAAGCCGAGGAAGGCCGACGCATACTTCTTCAGGTTCGGACCCGAGAACAGTTCGAGGAAGAAGTTGAGCACCTTCTGCCCGACTGGCAGCAGTGCCGTCCCGACAGCGCCAGCGATGTTGGCCACGGTCGCGCCGATGCCCGACAGTGCTGAGGCGGCGCCGCTCGACACCTTCGAGAAGTCGCCACCGAAAGCGAGGCCGATCGCCTCGCCGAGGTCGCGGAACCCGTCCACCGCAGGCCGGATGAGGGGGCGCACGATGTCGAAGAATCGGGTGGCCTGGTCGCTGAGGTATTCCAGTGCTCGGCCAGCGCCGCGCTCGACGACGTCGGCCAGGCCGACGAGCGCCGGGATGGCAACGGTGAGGACGAAGCTGATGACGCCGTCAATGGCGGGCAGGAGGTTGTCGGCGAGGAACTGGGCTGCCGTGTTGATCGCCGGGATGACCCGTTCGTCGAAGACGTCGGAGGCGGCGTCAAGGGCGGGCTGCAGGCGCTCACCGACGCGGTCTGCGATGTCGCCGATGCGGTCGCCGAGTTCGCGGAAGGTGTTGCGCAGCGGCTCGGAGCGCTCCAGCAGGATCGACAGGGCGCCGCCGAGTAGGCCGGCAGTGAGCAGCACCGCACCGAAGGGCGACACGAGCAGGCGCGCGGTGAGGGCGAGCAGCTTCAGGGCTTCGATGCCGGCCTTGGCCCCGAGCACGGCGAGCAGACCGAACGCCACACCCTTGAGCCCGTCACGCACGATGGTGAGCACGGGGCCGAGGTTCTCGCCCTTGATGAAGTCGGCGAGCCCCTGGAGCACCACCTGTGTGCCGGTGATCGCCACCTTCAGCGGGCCGGCGATGGTGCCGATGATCGCCGCACCGAAGTCGGCGAACGACTCCTTCAGGTTCGAGGTCCGGCCACCGAGCGTCTCGGCGAGCGCCTTACTGGCCCCGGCAAGTCGCGGGTCGTTGGCGAGGCCGGTGATGAGGCCGTTGACGACGAGGTCGGCGGTGAGTTCGCCGGCCTCCTGCAGGCGCACCAAGTCCTGTACGTTGCCGCCGGTGAGCTGGTCGGCAAGGATCTGGCGGATGTTCAGGCCGGGCAGGTTCTCGGCGAGCTGGTTCAGCTCGTCGCCCTGCAGCTTGCCGGTCGACACGATCTGGCCGAGGGCGCGCTGGATGCGGTTCAGTTCGTCGACGCCGCCGCCGGTGAGGGCGACGGCGTCGGCGATGGCCTGTACGCGCGGAAGCACCTGATCCACCGGCGTCTTGATCGCCAGGAACCCCTTGGCGAGATCAGCCACGCCGACGAGGTCGAATGGGGTTTCCTTCGCGAACTCCTTCACCTGGGCGAGCAGTAGGTTCGTGTCGTCGAGGTTGCCGGTGAGGGCAAGGAACTGCTTGTTGATGCGCTCCAGGTCCGAGAAGCGCTGGAAGCCGGCGGTCAACAGCCCAGCAATGCCGGCCCCGCCGGCGAGCACGCCGAGCCCGCCGCCGAACCCTCGGCCCGTGATGGCGCCAGCGACGCCGGTGGAGGTTCGGCGCTGCGCCTCAGCGATGACGGCCTGCTGGCGGACGGTCGACTGCTTGAGCGCCGTCTCTTGGCGCAGGAAGGAACCGCGAATCAGCGACTCGCGGGTGCGCAGTTCGGCCGGCAGGCCACGGGTGAAGGCGTCGTCGCTACGGCGCAGCGAGTTGGCCAGCGCGCCGAACGAACGGGAGACGGCCGAGGTGGCAGCGCGAGCGGCGCCGACGAAGCCCTGCAGGGTGACCTTCTCCAGCCGACCGATCGTTTCGAGCACCGCTCGGGTGATCTGGACGCGCTGCTTCCCGGCGACCTTGGCCGCGTTGACCTGCAGCTCGCCCTGCGTTCGAGCTGACTGGGCGATCGACTTCGTCTCGCGGTCGATGAGCGCCAGGCGCTCCTGCAGTCGTCGGCTCAGCTCTTCGCGTTGCGTGATCGACTGCTGGCGCTCGTTAGTTCGGACGCGGTTCGAGGATGCGACGATCGCTCCGACCGCCTCGCCCTGTAGGCGTAGCACCTTGATGTAGTTCGCCGCCTGGTCCTCCAGGCGAGACAGGACGGCTAGCTGTTCCTTGTCGGCGGCGGTGGCCTTCTTCGTCTCCGCGGCGGCCCGAGCGGTGGCCTGCGCCACCGCATCGAACTGGGCCTTCATCGCCGTCGACCATGCCCGGCCCGAGAACCCCTGCTTGAACGCGTCGCCTACGGCCTCGGAGATGGTCGACTGCAGCCTCGCCAGCGTTTCTGGCGAGACCTCGAAATCGAACTGCAGGGCTGCATCGTCGGCCACGGGCGGGATGCTACTCCCCGGGGGGCTTCGTTCTCGGCTTCGCCAGCGCCAGCAACGCCTGGAACTTCTGCTGCTCGGCCGACGACACCTTGAACTGAGGCTCGCCCGGCTTACCTCTCTTGCCCTTCTTCGCGGCCTTCGACTTGTACCTGGCGGTCACCTCGGCGGGCGACTCGTCGGTCCAGCCGTATGCCGCATTCATCAGGTCTCGATACTCGAACGGGTTCATCATCGACCCGGCACCGCGGGTCTTCAGCGCCCACACGCAGTCGAGGTACTCCGACAGTGAGAGGTCGTCGAGCCTCAGCCCCGAGCCGAGGAGGAGCGTGCCGCTGATCTCGGCGCGGACGTCCGCTTCGTCGCCGGCCGCGAGGAGGCGGACGGCGACTCGGTAGGGCGCTTCGACGCTGCCTCGATCAGCGCCGACACCAGCTTCTCCAGCCGCTCACCCTCCAAGCCGGTCTGCTCCTTCAGCGCTGCGGTCCACTCGGCGCGCTGCTCGGGCACTGTGGCGTTCTGGATGAACGAGCCGATCGCCCCTGCGTCACCGCCAGCGACGAGCGACAGCGTGAAGTGGTTGAGGCCCGAGACGATCTTCCAGTCCCGGCCGAATGCTGTGACGACCTCGAAGTGGATGGGTTCGGGCTCGCCGAGGATCTCGTCGATGTTGATCTTGTTCTTGGCCATGGCGGCATATTAGGTCCGCGGATGATCAAACGCAAGGATCAGGCGAGCACCTTGCCGGCGAACGCCGCCTCCACGGCCCCATTGAGGCCACGCTCCATCATGTTGTGCGGCAGGTTGCCCGGGTGGTTCACCATGCCCACCGCCACCATCGCTGCGCCGGTCGCTCGCCCTCGGTAACCCTGACGGATCTGCGGTCGACCACGACTGGTCGAGAGTCGCGTGTCGCCCAGCGACCCTAGCGAACTGGACCGGTCACCTCGGGGGAAGGTGAGGAACAGCGCATTGTTGGCGTAGATCCGGTGCGCCTTCGCGCCGGACTCCATGGCGTTGACCTTGGCCGGGTTCGCGAGCGAGTACATCTCCAGCGTCACCGGGAACGTGACGCCGTCCCACAGCACTCGGTAGCGGAACGAGCCGAGCAGGTGCCGGCCGCCGCGACGCCGTTCGGGGATGCGGTCGTTGACCAGCTCGGCGCGCACGATGTCGTCGGTGCGACGGACGGCATCGGCTCCGACGCGCTCCAGCTTCTCGGCAAGCCGACGGGCGCCCTGGCGCTTCACTTTCGCGGCGAACGCCGCCTCGGCTGCCGGGTTGCGCTGAATGCGCAGACGGACGAGCCCCTGGGTCATTGCGCCAGGTCCACGGTCACGGTCATCAGCGCTCCCGCCACGCCGCCGCGGGGCGGGATCGGCGTCAGCGCCCCGGTGTACGCCTTGGCGACCCGGATGCCCGACACCCCGAGGTCGCGCTGGGTGACGAGGTGGACGACCCGGCGGTACATCGCCTCAGTGCGGCCGAGCAGGTGGTAGGCGGCGAAGTTCTGTGCGGCGGGCTCGGGGAACTTGATGGTCTCGCCGACCACCTGCGCCGTTGGCCAGCCTGACTCCAGCAGCCGGATCGCGTAGTTCACCCGGTGCGGATGGATGGTTCCGGGTCGAACGCCGGGGTGGGGGCCAAGGTCGCGCACCGTCACCGTCAACCCGTCGGTCTGTCCGTCACCGTCGCCGAAGGTGATGTACCCGAGCGGTCGGTCGCACCCGTCGTCGATGCAGCCGTTCACCGCATCGAGCGCCTGCTCCAGCAGGCGGTTCGCGATGTCGAACACGGCGGTGCAGCAAGCGCCGCTGGGTGCCGAGCAGTCGAAGGTGGGAAGGGCCATGCCGACAAGGTACCACCCGTGCAAGACTGCACCGATGAAACGCTCGCGCCGCACATGCATGGCCACCCGCAAGCGTCGGTACCGCGACCACGCTCAGGCGGTGAGAGCGCTGCAGAAGTTCAAGGCCACATCCACCCGCGATCGCGTGCCGGTCAGGGCGTACGAGTGCGACCACTGCAAGGGGTGGCATGTCACATCGCAGGCCACATGGGGCGAGACGCGACGAGAGCCCCACCCGTAGGCGAGGCTCTCGTCGTTGTCCCGGTAGCGGCGGGCTGTTCGCGCCACCGGGCTGGGGGTCAGCTCCCGACGGGCAGGTCGACGTGGCCGACGGTGACCGTGTCGAGAATGGCGTCGTACTGGGCCTGGGTGTAGCCGATCTTGATGTACGAGCTGTTCGGGATGTATCCAGCGCCCGGCCAGTCGTTCCACGGGCCGTTGTACAGGTTCGGGTTGTTGGTCGAGCGGCCGGCGAAGGCGGTGTTGATGACGGCATCGGCGTACGTGGTCGACCCGAGGCGCAGCTTGGCCTTGCCGAAGATGTGGCCGATCGCCACGGGGATACCGCCGTCGGACGCCACGCAGGTGCCGGCGCCTTCCTCCACGGCGGTCGTGATGACCTCCAGGTACACGCCGTTGCGGGGCGGCGCGGAGTACAGCGGGTCGTAGTAGCCGATCGCATCGCCAGAGAAGTCGCCGCCGGGGGCGCCGAGGATGACGCCGCCGCCGAACAGCAACGCCATCATCTCCACGTCGGCGAAGCCGAACTCGCCCGAGAGGTTCTGGCGAAGGATCTGGTCGTCGCGTTCGTAGGTGAACAGCGTGGTGCCGCAGGCGTTGACCGGCTCGTAGACCGTGCCTTCCTTGATCTGCGGGTCACGCGTCATCGTGATGAGGGCGGCCGTGACGATGCCGCCGTTGACGCCGCCGACTGGCGAGCAGTCAGCATTCAGTCGGGCGGCGCGCACCACACACGCACCGAGTTCGCCATAGTTGGCACCGCCAGCAACATTCGTGGACATAGCACGATCCTTTCGTCGAGATCGGCCACAGCATCCCAGCCGAGCCCGCCCGATGTCTAGGTGTCGTGCCCGCTGCGCTTCAGCCAGCCCAGCGCCTCGGCCTTGGCGGGGTTGGCGTGAATCCAGGTGTGGCAGTCCGAGCAGACGTGCAGACCGTTGCTCGTGGTGCCCTCGCCGCCCTGCGATCGGCGGCGAATGTGGTGGATGTGCGAGGCCGGGCTGGAGCAGTTCGCCTCGCATCGGCCGCCCGACCGGCGCTCGATCTCGGCTCGAACCGTGGGATGGAACTCGCCCTTGCTCTTGGTTCGCTTCCGCTTCATCTCGGTGCGAGCCAGCGGGGTTCGGCGCTGCAGCGGCCCTCCACGCTTCATGAGCCGGACGGGCCTTCGCGTTGGACGAGCGTCCACCCGTTCTCCACCTCGGGCGACCACGCACCGACCGGCAGGCCGCCATGAGGGGCGTGGACGCTGAGGAACCGTTCGAGCATCGGCAGGCCGCGACCGCTCATCTCGCCGGCCGCCTCCTCCAGCTGCACGGACACACCCTGCACGTTCGCGGAGGTGACACCGCGCAGGTAGCCCTTGCCGCCCTGGTAGTCGTCGATGAGCGAGACGGCGATGTCGACCGTGGCTTGGTCGGCGAGCCAGTCGGCCGGGTTGCCCCACGAGATCCGCACCGACCATGTGCCGACCTCGGTGTCGGCAAGGCGCAGGTTGTTCGAGCGCGGCCAGAACGCCTTGTCGATCCGGTACAGCAGATAGCCGTCGAGTAGTCCATAGTCGGCGGTGGTGAGAGAGACGCCGTCGATCTTCACCGAGTCGACCGAGATTGTGTTGCGCGGGAGCGGGATGCAGTCGACGCCGTAACGCTGGTACATCGGGTCCATGTACAGGTCCGAGCCGAACGACACGTAGTGCAGTGGGCGCACCGTGGCGTAGCACTGGCCGGTCACCCGGCCGTTCGAGAGGACGTACAGCATGTCCGACGCGGCATCGAGCGCATCGTTGATGAGGTCGAGGTCGTCCTCGGCGTTGAGCCCGCAGTCACCGCGGGCGATGACGTCAGCGACGGAGCCGAACGGCTCGCAAACGAGGAGAGTGGTCATGGCGGGATGCTACCTCGCGTCCACGAGCTGAGTGATCCATGCGGCGGCACGCTCGGCTGAGGAGCCGTCAGTGAACGCGTATACCTCGCCGACGACGGCCCGCCGGTAATCGCGAAGCGGGTCGGTGGTCACGTGTGAGAGCAGGTCCAGTTCGAGCAGCTCCTCGGGCCCATCGACCTCCCGGCCGGGCACATGCGACCAGAAGCGCATCCCGTGCTCCACGTCGCGTCGGTACCACGGCGCGTTCAGTGCGACCACCGGCTTGCCGAGCGAGGCGAACTCGTACATCAGTGAGCTGTTGTCCATCACCAGCACGTCCGCGTTCATGAAGACCTGCCCGTCGGTGGTGAGCACCTCGAAGCCAGCCGCCTTGAAGTGCTCGTCGAGCGCGCCGCCCCAGCGCGGGTGGGCGTGACCGTAGACGAAGGGGAACCCGTGGGCTCGCCACGATGCTGCGATCTCGGGGAGGTGTGCCTTGTAGTGGTCGAAGGCGCTGCGCATCTCCGGCCCGAGCCGACAGTCCCAATGGAACGCGATGCAGACCCCCCGCCCCATCGGACGGCCGGGGTCGGAGCGGAACCACGGGTCCATCTTCGGGCAGCCGACAGCGACAGCCGGGGCGTTCCAGCGTGCCGCTACGGTCGCCGACGGGCAGATGTAGCCGATCACGTTGCGGTGCCGCGCCCCACCGCCCGAGTAGCCGGGCAGGGTCGCCATCTTCTCGTCGCCGAGGTACGCCTGGCCGGCGCCGTGCTCCACGTAGATCATCTTCGCCCGGTGGCCGAGCTGTTCGACGTCCTGCCATCCGGCCACCATCGCGATGTGGTTGAACAGCGGCCGGCGCACCTGCTCGCCGACCGGATGGACGTGTCCGCGCAGCCGCTCGGGTAGCGCCTCGAAGATCGGCAGCATGTGGTCTTTGTAGTGGCGCATTGAGGCGATCAGGTCGACCTTCACTTCCGTGCCTTTCGTCGCTTCCAGTAAGCCTGCTCTGACGTCTTCTCGCACTTCCGGCAGATAACGCGCCCGGATGGTCGGCGCCGCGTGGTCTCAGCGCTCCACGGGTGACCGTTGGCGCAGTGTGTCTCGGTGGCCCTGCGAGCCCCGCCCGGCGGCCGGCCGGGCTTGCTGCCCGTCTTCAGGACGACGTTCGGGTCACCATTCCTCACCCAGCGCTGGTAATGGGTGGCGCACCACCCTCGCGTGCGCGCCGGCTTGCAGCAGCCCTCGATCGTGCAGACCTTCATCCGTGTAGCTCACCCCTGTACTTGAGCCCCCAGTCCATCCATGACGGGGTGATATGTCGCTGTAGCGCCTTGCGAGTGGAGAGTAGTTCGGGGTTCGTGGCGAGATCGTCGAGTTGGGTGGCGATGTCGATCGGGGCCACCTCCGTCATGCGGATCGGCCCACACGCCAGGGTGGTTGGCGTCTGCCGGCGCACCGGCACGAGGATGCTGGCCAGCTCGGCGTTCGGCGAGCAGTCCGGCATCATCACCGCCAGCCCCGCAGCACCGGCTTCGAGCGCGGGTAGGCACAGGCCACCGTAGCGGCGGGGGAGCACCAGCACGTCCTGGCGGTCGTACATGCTCCAGCGGTCGTCCATCCCGTTCGGGTGGTACTCCACCGTCAGGTTCCGGTTCGACGGACCTGCCTGCACCTTCGGCAGTTCGCCGTCGAGCCCGACCATGGTGACGTGCATCTTGCGGCGCACGCGACGGAGCGCCTGGACGAGGATCTCGGTGCCGTTGCGATCCTGGTAGGCCCGCTTGCCGACGACATGCAGCACGCGCAGTACGCCGTCATCGGGCGGGGGTTCGACCTGGATGCCGTCGTACATGGGGACCGGCATCAGCAGGCCAGCGGGCAGGACGTCGGTGCGCCACGAGGTCGGCCACCACCACGAGGTCGGGTGGGGGAGATGCTCGAACTCCGGCCGGCCGTGACGGACGAACTCGGGATTGCCTTGGATGATGAGCCGCACGCCCAGCTCGTCGCACCACAACGGCATCCGCCAGTCGTTCGGGGTCTCGACGGTGAACACCACATCAACGCCGCGCAGCCAGCGCTTCACGACATCCTCGGGAAGCTGGTGCAGCTTCGCGTCGTAGGTGACCTGAGTGGCCCCCGGATACCACTCAGGTGCTTCGGCGCAGTCCGGTCGCGGCATCCGCACCAGCAGGACGTCGTCGACCGGCAGGTGGTCGTAGAAGCCCTTCGACTGGATCGCGATTCCGCGAGCGATCTCACACCTTGCTATCAACCCGAGCCTCACGGTGCCGACCTACAGGTTCGACAACCCCGGCCCTTGCCGTCGGGTCGACGGTAGGTGTTCTCCTCGTCGTACGGATGCCCGGCGGGGCAGTGCGTGGCGCGAGCGTGCCGAGCCGACATTGAGTTGCTCCGAAGCGTGTTCTCGCCAGCCGTCACCTCGGCGAGGTGCGCTGGGTTCACGCAAGCCTTCAAGTCGCAGGCAAAGTGGTCGAGTACGAGTCCGGGCGTGGGCGGTCCCACCAGTGTTGTCCAGGCGAAACGGTGAGCGTTCATCATCCGATCGCCGTTCCAGAACAAGCCGTAGGGTCCAGAGCCGAAGTTGCCGGTCCAGACCCAACAACGACCGAGATCGGGGCGATTCGCGGCGATCGGCCCCTCCTTGTTGACCTTCGGCCAGAACCGCTCCAGCGGAGGTTTGCGCTTCCCGCTCATGGCCTCATCTCGAACTTCGACTCCGAGCCCCTGGCGTCCAGGTGGTAACTCCGCTGGATATTGCCATCGGGATGGTAGATGGCGAGCCTGTTCCTGTTCCACGGATGAACCTGACACACGCTGTGGAGCACGTCTTCGATCATGGTGCGCGACTCTCGGGTGAAGTTCGAGCCGAGGGCGCTGATGTAGTAGCCGGCCGAGGCCAGGTGCGGCCGTTGGGACCACTGGCGGGTGCGACGCACTGGCAGGCCGCACAGGTCGACGGTGACGTGGTCGACCATCAGGTGCTCGTGTGGTTCGAGAATGCGCGACTCGTGATGGAAGCGCAACACGTCGAGCATCCCCAGCTCGATCGTCTCGATCGCCTTGTCGACGTCGATCGCCATGTCGGCGACCAGCGGGGTGTCGTGCTCGCAGAACAGCAGCACCCGGTTGAAGCCCATCTCGGTGAGCGCCTCGAAGGTGAGCATCGCCTGGTGCCGCCATTCGGAGGCGACGTACGGGACGATGTTCGACTGGTCTTCGGTCCACCGGCACAGGTAGTACAGGTACTCGTCGTAACCGACCTTCAGGTGCTCCTGTTCGGGCCGGACGCCGTCGCACGCGACGATGATCTCAATGTCGTCGAAGTGGTGGCGGATCGACGCGATCGTCTCCTGGATGACGGCCAGGTCGTTGCCCGGTGTCGGGCTCGTCGTGATGATCGCCGTCACCTTCTGCTCGGGGATCTCGTGGCCCAGCTTGCGCAGGTCGCTCCGCAGCCTCCACGCCATCTCTCGCTTGCGCTGCTGCCACCATGCCGAGCAGCGTGCCGAGTAGAAGTGGCGGTCTTTGTGCAGGTGCTCAACGATCCCGCCGACCGTGTCCCAGTCGGAGATCACGGGGAACGGCACCTCGCCGTAGACGAACTCCCAGTAGTTGCTCGGCCCCCGTGGCGTCCACCCGTCGACCAGTGGGATGCAGCCAGCCTCCAGCGCCTCATAGGCGCGGAACGTGTCGACGTGCTCCGGGCCCGAGGGCGCGGGAGCGAACCACGTCGCCTGCAACATCCGGGCGTACGTCTCGGGGTCGTAACCCTGGCCGAACCCACCCGTCGGCTCCAGCCGGCCATTGAGGCGACGGTCCAGCTTCCTGAGCCCGTCGATCGCCGACGAGCGACGACTGTTCGTTCCTTGGCCAACGAACACCCACGGCAGCGTCTTCGCGCAGCGGATGCTCGACGTGTTGGCCGGGCCGTTGCCGAAGAAGAAAGCGTCCTGCAGGTCGGCGTAGTGGGTCGGGTCGGGCATCTGCACCCAAAAGCGGATGTTCGGGTGGCGGATGTCCTTCCACGGGAACTTGCCCTCCTCGTCACCGCACAAGATCAGCAGCACTGACTTCCACGCCGAGAGAGTGTCGTTGATGTCGCGGATGTCTTCGGCCGAGCAGTGGTGTCGTGCAGGGATGACGACGATCACCCGCCCGTGCTTCGTCCACTCGAACCCATTGTAGTTGATCGTCGGGTAGCGCCCGATGCCCTCGCAGTGGACGAACTCGATGCCGTGCTCCCATTCGACGCCGCCGAACAGCCGCTCCAGAATGCGGGTGTCCCACGGGCCTCGGGCGTCGATGCCCTCATGGAGTGAGAGCCAGATGACAGGGACGGGATCGGGATTCATTCGGTTGCCTTTCGGTGGCGGAACACGACGACCTGATCGCCAGCGTTGGCGAACGCTTCGTCGTGGATGGAGTAGGTGGGGGATTGGCCGGTACGCAGCACCCAGTCGTGCGGGGTGAGAACGTCACGCCACGGCAACGGGATGTGCAGCCAGGCGCCCGACGGCGTCCAGTCGGCCAGCCAGTCGACGATCTCCTCCACCGTCATCGCGGACGGGAACTCCACCTGGATGATGTGGTGGCTCATTCGTTGGCCGCCGGGGGCGTCATGTCGATCAGTCCGGCCTTGAACATCTGGACGAACGCATCCCAGTCGGCCGACTTCCGTTCGTTGTCCTCGGGGGCGTACTCCCACGCGCCGTCTTCGGCGACGAATGCCCGAAAGACGGCGGCCATCGAGTCGTCTTCGCCGTCGTCGCCGCCGGTCCCGACCGCCAAGGCGAGCCCGAGCGGGTGGAGGATGTCGTGGTTGACCTTCCACAGCAGCCCTGAATCGCGGAAGAACCTGGCGGTAAGGAACTGGGTTCCGTCGTCGCCGTCGCCGAGGCCGAACTTCGCTGGCACGCCGCTCACGGCTTCCACTCCAGAGGGGCGAAGAAGTGGTGCTGCTCGTGGTCGGTGCCGAGGTACTCGCGGCCGTAGCCGCACGAGGTCATGAAGTCGAACAACTCCTGCACGTCCGTCACGCCGGCGTCGCGCTCCATCAGGTCCGGGTGGACGCTGAGCCACACGATCGGGCGGTGCTTCTTCAGCGTCTTCTCGGCGCCGCGCATCACGGTCAGCTCGAAGCCCTCCACGTCCACGGTGATCGCGTCGGGGAATCGCTTCACGACCGAGGCGATCTGGTCGATCGTGGTCGTCCCCACCGTCTCGTCCCTCCCGAGGATGCGGTAGGGCATGGCGTCGACCTCGGCAGCGTCCTCGAATCCTTCCGAGCAGACGGGCCACGCCTCAACCTGGGGCTTCGTCGCGTTGGGTGGCTTGTCGCCGCAGAACATCTGCAACGATGCGATCGGGTCGTCGAACCCGTTGGCCGCCCATGTCTTGCGGACGTTCACCCACATCTCGGGCGACGGCTCCACCAGCACCATGTTGCCATGGCCTGCAAACGAACCGTAAACGGCACTCAGCCACCCGTGCTCCACCCCGATGTCATACAGCACCATCCCGGGCTTCAGGTGCGCCTGCATCGACGCCAGGCGCTCTCGCTCCCAGTGGCTCGGCGCGTCCCAGTCGGCGATGCCGTCCGGGACGATGAAGGCCCACTCCGGGTTCTCGTTGATCTCTCTCGTCTTCATGGCAGGTCTCTTTCGGTGAGCATGTCGATCAGGTCGCGGGCTTGCGCCTGAGCGTCGGACAGGGCGTGATGGGGGAGGACGGGCTCGTGACTCTCGCGGTCCGACCCCCACGGGCTGTTGGGTCGCAGCCCAAACTTCATCGAACGTAGGCACAGGCTGCGGTAGTGGAACGGGTCCGGCACCGACGACAGGTTGGCCTCGTCGTACAGGTTGGTGATCCACATCTTGTCGAAGGCGACCGGGTTGGCCACAAAGACTCGCTGTTCGGGGTCAGGCTCCAGGCCGACGACGAACTCGTTGAGCATCTTCGCCGCTATCCAGGCGTCATGTCGAACGAGGGCCTCGCCGGCGTACGCCTCGGCGCGCACCTCGTCGCCCTGTTCCTGCCACCAGTCGAACGTTGGCTGTCCCGGCCTCCAGTACATGCTCTTGCCGAGTTCGGTGGCTCGCTGGATACGAACGTAGAACGGGGCCGGGTGGAGGCCAGCATCAACACCGTCCCACCAGACGGCCTGCACACCGACGGTGAGCAGGAAGCCGACGGCCGGAGTCAGGCCGGACGCCTCCACGTCGACGGAGAAGAACGTGGTCATTTCCATTCCTCCAGTGGCGTGTCGCCCTTGACGTAGAGCGGGTGACGGGGATGTCCGTCCTTCGTGGTGCCGAGGCAGTGGAGTGGGACGTTCTGGTCGGTGGCCCACTCGGATACCCGATGCACCATCCGAAGATCGTTGCCGACCGACGAGCCCCACGCGGCGACCATGTGGCCGCCTCTCGCCGCCACGCCACTGATCGCTCCCACCAGTGAGGCGCCGTTGAAAGGTCCGACGCGGTCGTCGAAATCGACCGGCAGGTCGGCTGGGTTGGTGGCGCGGAAGGCGTACAGGTTCACGACGAGCAGCCCGCTCATGCTTTCGCGCTTGGCGAAGGCGCGACAGCGCCGAATGGTCGGGTCGTCTGCGAAGGAATCCGCCGTCGACGGGTTCAACATGATGAACGTCATGAACGGGCCGTACCCCCACTGGCGGATCAGGCTGTAGCGGTATCGGCCGCACTCGCTGATCTGAGCGTCCTTGCGCTCCACGAGTTCGTCGATCACTTCGCTGCCTTCCAGCCGCGACGCCGGTCACGCACCAGCTTCGCCCACGTGCGCTTGTTGGCCTTGCGACGCAACGGGTGAGCGTGACGCGAATGGCCGTGCCACAGGCGGTGGTCCTGATCGAGGAACCACACGCCCTTCGTCGGCGGCAGGTGGTCGCGACCGTGGTAGCGGCGCATCATCGTCGGCGGCAGGTTGCGCTTCACCTGCTTCGGCGTTGGGCCGCCCTTCGGTGCGGTGCGGCCCTTCGGGAGTGTTGCGGTGCTCATACTGACTGCCTTTCGTTGAGGAGGTCTCGGTTCCAGGCCGGATGAAGTTCGGCCTTCGCTTTCAGGTATGCCTCATGCGCCGCTTCGGGGGTCTCGAAAGAGCCGAGGTAGCGCTGGCGGCGATGGACTCGAATGCTGGCCCGCCAGCGCTTCGATGCCGCATGGAAGTCGACGCCTCGGAACCCGGACTTGTTGTTGCTGTTGGGCTTGGACACATTCTCCATGTTGTCCATCCGGTTCACCAGCCGGAGGTTAGCCCAGCGGTTGTTCGTGCCGTCCTGGTCGACGTGGTCGATCTCGGTCCCCGCCGGCGGTGGAGAGCCCGTCATCATCAGCCATATCCAGAAGTGGGCCGAGCGGTTGAAGCGGTCAACCCCGACCTGAATATGCCCCGCGCTCCGGCGCCCGCCGTCCCGCTTTGACGTACCTGCCACGCTGCCTCGCGGGCCACGGTTTGAGAGCTGCTTCTTCCAGATCAGCAACCCCGTCTCGGGGTCGTAGTGGAGCACCTCCCGCAATCGCTCAGGGCTCGGGAGACTCACAGCATTCCTCGCTCGGCGAGTGCTTCGACGAGCTGACGCATCCGGGTCTCATACGTGTGCCCTGCAAGCGTGAACTCTCGGCCCGCCCGAGCGATCTCTCTGCGTTCCGCAGGGGTGAGAGCGAGCAGGTGCTCGATTTTTGCGCCGAGTTGGTCCCAATCGCCAGCATCCCAGCAGGCGAGGTGCTCACCCGACCGCCACGCTTCGCCGGCTGGCGTGACACTCCCGTCGGTCACGCCCGGCGTGTGGGGATGCAACAGCAGGGCTCCACGACCGATGCTCTCGGGGATGCGGTCGCTGACGTACCGACCGATGCCGTCGCCGCTGAAGCAAGAATCGCCGACAGCGACGTCGACGGAGGCGTACAGGTCGCGCAGGTCGGCCCCACGCACCGCCGGCTGACCCTGCTTCGGCCAGAAGGCGCAGTCGCGCCGGAAGTTCTTCCGCAGCCACTCGACCAGCTCGAAGCGATGCTGGTGCTCCTGGTGGTAGTGGCCTTGCCACGAACCGACGAAGGCGAGACGGGACTGGAACTCGTTGCGCAACACCCCTGGCTCGCATTCGGCACTGGACACGCCGGGGAGGAACCACAGGTGGTTGATACCGAGCGACCTCCAATGGTCGGGGTCGCTGCCGTCTGCGGTCACGACGAGGTCGCACTCGAAGAACGGCTCCTCGGTCAACTGGTGCTCTCGCTGCAGCCGACGCCACACATCGAGGTGGTAGCCGACGACTGGCACGTCGGCGGTCCGTGCCGCGTCGAGCATGAGGCGCTGGCGGGCGTGAGCGATCTCGTGGCCGAACGTGTTGCCGAAGATGTGGTTCCAGTCCCAGCCGGTGCGAGTCCACAGCACGAGGTCTGGCGCCATGTAGCGGATGAACCCGGCAGCATCCAAGAAGGCGTCAGGATCGTCCTCCTGTACGGCGGTCACCCAGTGGCCGTTGTGTTCGAGTGCTCGCTTCAGGTGGTTCTCGGTGGAGTGCTCGGGCTTGAAGTTCCCGATCTGGATGACCGTCAGAGGTTTCGACATGGGCGACATATTATGTCGGCCGAGCGGTCAACGCAAGACGATCATTCCCACGACTGAACGATCGGAGTGGCCACGACCTAGCCCCAGGTGATCTGCTGGATGGTCAGAGTCCCACTGACGGACCAACCATCACCTGTTCCAGTGTTGTAGGTGAGGCTGGCGTACGGGTACAGGGTTTGGACGACTGGAGACCAGTACGAGAGCGACAAGCTGCCCTCGATATCCTGGTGGTGGTACTCGTACCCCTCCGCCTTTAGTACCTGACCCTCAACATCAGAGATACTGAGCCTTGCCGACAGTCCGTACTGCGAAAGTTCGTCGATCGGCTCGCCGGCGAAGTAGAAGGTGAGGATGTAGAGGCCGATGGCAGCATCCTCGATCATGTAGTTGCCGTCGATGTCGGCCGTCACGAGATCATCAGGATCGGCGAACGTCCAGGGGGTGATGTTCTGAAAGCCAAAGTCCAACCGGATGATGTCGTCAAGGAGTAAGCCCTCGCCGTCGAGGTCGGGGAACGGCATTTCGGCCACTGCGGTGACCTGTGTTGGCGTCCCACCACCACCACCACCACCGCCGGCACCTGGAAGAATCAGTCCGACGCCCATCAGGCACCTGCCGGGTCGTAGGCGACGAGCACTGCGGTGACGAAGGCGGCCATGTCAGGCGTTCACGTCGTAGGAGGCCAGCATCGCCGAAACGGGAGCCGAGTCGAATACGAGAATCCCGTAGCTGGCGAGGTACGCCTCGAACGAGTTGTCAGAGATGTTCATCGTCTCGCTCCCGACCCCGGGCAGCATGGGGTCTGACACCGCATACCAGATGGGGCCAGACGAGTACACCCAGTCCTCACCGTCGGCGCTCGCCGCCTCCCCGGTCGGCGGGGGTGGGTTGTTGTACCCGGCGTCCGAGATGCAGATGTTCCCAGCGGGGGTCGTCCACGCTCCGACTGGACCCATGCGCTGCAAGCCGTACGTGGTGACGGCCTGGGCGAGAAGCCCCGGTGGGATGTGGATGTACCCCACGGCGCCGTTCATGCGGTCGCCGATCTCGGCCTCCAGTACGGACAGGACGTTCCAGATGGGGGAGGCGGCGGAACCGAACGGGACACTGGCCGGCGCCGTCGCCTCCGAGGAGAGGGAACGGTCATTCGAGCCGGCGCCGGACAGCAACTCTGCCGCGAAGGCGGCGGATACCGACATCACGTATCGGGCCGCCAGCGTCACCTGTGACGCCTCCACCGTCGAGGTGAGGTTGTCGCCCTCCATCGCGTCCGACAGGCGGAAGGGCGCCTGGGTGGGCCACGTCTCGCAGGTCGTCGGAGTGACGTCCAGCGTGTTCGGGCCGCAGTGGATCACGTCGTCGGGCCGCAGGGAGCGATAGACCCAAGGCTCCCAGGTCACGCCCTGCAGCCAGCGCAGCGGACCAGGGGCAACATCAAGGGAGGGGATGATGTCGAGCAGTCGAAGCGGCTGCATCCCTCCGACGGGAAGGACGAGATGGGTTTCGGTGCCTGTTGCCATATCGGTGACGCTACAGGCATGACGGCAGGCCAGTCTACCCCGGTGACGTCACTTGCCGGGTGCTCGGACCTTGGCGGTCGTTACGGAGTACCCCTGCTTATAGCCGCGCACCTGCGTCACGCGCACGGACCGCGAGCCAGGGATGGCGGAGCGGGTGACGGTCGTGGTGGTGGCGCCCGGCTTGCCCCAGCCGCGCGGCTTGGTGCTGGAGGAGCTGACCGTGCGCCCCTTGGCGTTGAGGGACACGTACTTCGTCTTCGGTGCTGATCCCCGGCCGCGACCGCCGGCAGCGCCACCGCCCCCGCCGCTCGCAAACCGGCCGCGCCGGTCCCGCCTCCAGCGTCCACGCCCACCCCTACCTCGACCCTTCGCCATTCACTGACCCTTCCCTCGTGGTGTGCAGCCATCATGCCAGCGGCGATGGTTCGGAGTCTACGTTGCCGAGACGCGCAGGAGGGGCACAGCGCCCCCGCGGTGCCCCTCCTGCCTCCCTCTCGCAAGGTGACCAGAGCCTAGCTCTGGTAGCCGGCCTCGTCGCCACCCTGGCAGTTGATGACGATGTCGTCGATCTGGACGCCGTTCCAGCAGACCGGGATGTCCAGGATGTGCGCCGGGCAGGTCGTGGTCGACACGACGCCCTCGAACGACTCGAAGAACCACGTGAACTGGTTCTTGCTGTTCGAGTCGTTGTCCCGGTACATGTTGTCGCCGGTGACACCGATGTTCAGGTTGCCACGGTCGATCAGGGCGAACTTGCCCGGGGGGGCGATGAGGATCTGCACCGACTGCGGGATCAGGTTGAGGTTGCCGCCGTCGACGCCGACACGGGGGATGGCCACCGCCCAGGTCGGGGTGTCGATGAACCAGTGGATCGTGAGACCCACCTCGGTGAACATCGCCTCGATCTCGGCATCGGACGGGACCACGACGCGGCCGTCGGTGCGACGGCGGCGCATGATGTCCATCTTCATGCCCCACAGCACCCAGCGGGGCGCCCATGCCTGCATGTTGCCGGTGATGTCCCAGCGCTGCGTCTCCTGGTACAGGGCCAGGTAGTTGAGCACCGTGGAGGTGATGGTGACGGCGGCGCCGTAGCCGAGGCGCTGTGCGTCGAGCGTGTCGCACTCGGTGCCCATCGCGTCGAGCAGCAGGGTCTCACCGAGGCGGGCCTGCGCGGCGCCGAGACGGTTCAACCATGCTTCGACCAGCTCGGGGTAGGTCATCGCGAGCAGGTTCTTCACGGTCATGCAGCGCCACACGCCGTACATCTCGTACGTGGTGGGGTTGCCGCAGGTGATCGTGATGCAGTTCTTGCGGGCTGCCGGGTCCGAGTCGTCCTCGATCGTCCACTGGCCGTAGCCGGAGGTGATGTCGGCGAGGTCCGGCGACGGCATGATCGACACGCGACCACGGGGCGCCTGGAAGCCAGGGAGGCTGTTGAACACCGGCCGGCGCAGCGTGTTGGCGCACGCCACGTTGTAGTACGGGGTGGCCGGAGGGCACCAGGCGGCAGTCAGTTCCTCGACCCGCTCGAACTTCGCCGCGTTCAGCATCACATCGTCGCCGAGGATGCGGTCCCGGGAGAACTCGCCCTTGATGGTGCCGATGTAGTGCTTGCGGTCGGTGCCCGGGTCGAGCGTGGC